ACGGCGCTGACGCGAACACCTCCACGGAGTTCGCCGCTCAGACCCAATTCCTCGTTGAAATCACGGAGGCAGAGATGCCCGAAGAGCAAGAACAACTGACCGCAGCTCATCTCGAAAACAACCAGGAAGCACAGCAGCAGGAGGCAGAGGCTCAGGCCGTCGACGCCGCACAACCTGCTGATATCGATACCGTCGCAGAGGTCGTGGCCGACGAGGCCGCCACCGTCGAAGCGGCAGCCACTGAACTGACCGGTCGCAGTGAGGGCCAGCGCTTCCTGGAAGCGTTTGGCGATCAGGGCGGCGTCTGGTTTGCGCAGGGCAAGACGTTCGGCGAGGCCACCGACCTCTACGTCGCCGCGCTTAAGTCCGAGAACGAGTCGCTCAAGCAGCGTCTCAGCGCTCGTCGCGGCGAGGGTGAATCGGAGCCGGTGGAGTTCTCGCAGCATGTACCACCGACACCAAAAGGCAAAGCGATTCGCATCGCTCGCCGCTAGGAGAATAAGCGATGGCTGACGACTACATGGCCTTAGCGGACCTGACAATCATCAACGACAACAACGTCGCTGATATCGACGTCCGCGATCTGTTCGACCGAGCCCCGCTGATGGCTGCGCTCAACGCGGTCACCGCCAGCAACGGCACGGTCCACAAGTATTTTAAGACGACCGGTGCGCCGGTGGTCGGGTTCCGCGACTACAACGACGGTCGCGAGCACGACAGCACGGTTCGCACTGCCGTGACGATCGACCTCAAGGTGTTTGATTGCTCGTTCACCGTCGATACCGCCGTCGCTCGCTCCTACAAGGGCGGCGAAGAAGCGCTGATCCGCCTCGAGGCGATCGAAGCTCTTCGAGCCGGATTCTTCAAGCTTGAGCAGCAGGTGCTGAACGGCACCGAAGCGACTGGATTCGACGGACTGGCAGACATCTACAACACGGCGGCGGAGTGCATCAACGCTGGCGGTTCCTCGGCATGCAGCAGCGTCTACCTGATTCGCAGCGGCCTCAACGATGTGTCGATCGTTGCCGGCAACAGCGGTCAGCTGACGATCGGCGAGTCCGTGCTGCAGCGTGTTCCTGGTGCGACGGGCCACTACATGGCCTACGTGACCGAGATCATGGCGCTGTACGGTCTGCAGATCGGCTCGCAGGCTAAGTCCGCGATCCGCATCTGCAACCTGAACGCGTCGGACAAGACGCTCACGGACGACCTGCTCTACGACGCGATGGCGGCGTTTGAGTCGGGCTCGCCGCCGACGCACATCGTCATGAACCGCCGCAGCGCCCAGCAGCTCCGCAAGAGCCGCACGGCGACGAACGCGACCGGTGCTCCGGCCCCGATCCCGGTGGAGCTGGAGGGCATCCCGATCGTGATCACCGACGCAATCGGCAACGCTGAAACGGCGGTGACCTAGTGAGCCTCCTTGAGTCGGCCCTTGAATCGCTGTGGTCGAGCCTGTCGACCGCTGCTGAAACGCAGGTGATCTACCGCCGAGGCGGTGTGAGTCTGCAATTGGCGGCGATCCCCGGGCGGTCACAGACGGAGGTCGACCAAGGTGACGGTTACGTGCGCACGATGCAGCTGAATGACTTCATCGTGCGAAAGTCCGAGCTGACGCTGACGCCTGCACCAGGTGACCGTATCGAGTGGGGCACCCGTGCCTTCGAGATCGTGCACCTGGCAGGCGAGCGCCAGTACGAGAGCGTCGGTCCGTGGTCTGTGCTCTACCGCATTCACACGCGGGAGGTGGCAAATGGCTAGGACCGCCGAGCTGTGCGACCAGATCGTCGACTTCCTCAACACCGAGGAGTTCACGCTGAGCTTCGTAGCCAAGCGTGAGAACGTCTGGTTTGTCGGCGGCGATGAAACAAAGGACATCCACGTCGTGGTCGTGCCGGCCGAGGTCGAGACGATGCCACAGACGCGTGAGGCAGCGCAACGCACCTACACGGTCAACGTGTTTGTGCAGATGGACGGTGCAGCTACCAGGGACCGGCAGGACCAGATCATCGGACTGGTCGAGGAGATGGAGGATCGCCTGTACGGGCGAGAGTTCGTGGGCTTTTACTTCAACAGCCTGGCGGATCGCGGTCCGCGGCTGATTGTCGACACCGAAACCATGGCGCGTTACCAGACGTTCCTGGTGACGCTCACGATTACCTACAAGGGCAGCTGATGTTCGCCACGAAAATCAAGCTGCAGTACTTCTTCGACCGTGAGGAGGTGATCAATCGTCTGCAAAAACGCGAGCGTACGGCACTGTCCAACACGGGCGCGTACGCGATGAAACTGATCCGCCGGTCGATGCGACCTGGCGGCAAAAGTCAGATCACCAGCAAGCCGGGCGAACCACCACGCTACCACACCAAGCTACTGCGAGACCACATCCTGTTTGCTTACGACCCTGCGAAGAACAGTGTCGTGGTGGGACCGCGAAAGCTCAACGGACGCTCCGCTCAACACATTCCATCACTGCTTCAGTTTGGCGGCAAAGTCACGCTGCCGGAAGCAGAGCTGGTGGAAACCAAGAAACTACGGGGTCGAGGACGCAGGAATTATTGGCGACCAACAGGACGCATGGTCTCCACCGTGATTCAGCCTCGACCGTACGTTGGCCCAGCAGCACAAGCAACCTGGACACCAATCCTGACCAAGTGGCGGCAGAACATTGCAGCCTCGAAATTCTAGGAGACTCAGATGCCTGACTATCTGCTCGGCAACGCCGCCAAAGCCTATTTCTCGACGACTGTGCTCAGCGACACGTACACAACCACTCAATCGGCCTTGGCAGCAGTGGTTAATGGCGCGACGCTCGCCCAAAACATCATGGACCTGACGCTCGAGGTTGAGTCCGAGTTCGTCGACGCAACGACGCGAGCCGAAGCCGGCAACGGCTGGCGATCGGAAATCCCCGTGCTCAAGAACGGTCGAATCACGTTCGACGCGCGATGGAAACCGGGTGACGTGTTTTTTGAGGAGCTAAAGGACGCGTGGCTCACAAACACCACGGTCACCTTCGCGGCACTGGATCAAGACCGCTCGGTAACCGGCGCGCAGGGTCTAATCGCTAACTTCAGCGTGAGCTTTAGCAAGACGGAGCCGCTCCTCGACATTCAAAAGGTGTCCGTAACGCTCAGCGTGGCGAGTTTTCCCAAGTGGTACGTCAAGTCGGCAACTTAGTGAGGGTCTATGGCTACGTTCAGGGACACAAACGGACGCGACTGGCATATAGCTCTGACAGTCGCAGACATGAAACGCGTCAAGCAACTGACTGGCGTCCTGCTAACGTCGCTAGTCGAGGACAAGCTGCTGCCGCTCGCGGAGCTGATCGGCGATCCGGTGCGGCTGGTCGACACGCTGTACGCGATAGTGCAACCGCAGGCGGACGCAGCGGGCGTGACTGACGAGCAGTTCGGTCGATCGCTCGGAGGTGACAGCCTCGAGCAGGCCGCGAATGCGTTCGTGGAGGGCCTGCTGGATTTTTTCCCGAGCCGCCAGAGGGATCTGCTGAAGCAGCTGATGCGGAAGCAGAAGGAGCTGCAGAACGCTCTGGCGGAGAGGTCTCAAGCGGAGATCGACGCGTTGACGGTCGAGCAGCTTATCGACTGTGTTTTGAACTCGCAGGAACCTGCGGCGTAGATCCACACGGATTTTCGCTGCGGGAGCTGGTGTGGATGAACGAGGCGCGACGCACACACGACTGGGACCAGTCGTCTTTGGTCTGGTCTGCGATCGTCAACACGGTCCGCGATCCACAGAAGCAACGCAAACCGTTCTCGCCAGGTTTGGTCCATCCGTACCGCACCGAAGCAGATTACGAGCAGAAGAAAACGCCAGTCGGCATCGAAGCGCTGAAGATGCTGCTGCCAGCGAACGAAGGACCACCTGATGGCAGCTGGAGCGATTAAAGCTGGTCGAGCATACGTCGAGTTCTTCACCGACACGACGAAGTTTACGGCTGGCTTGGGCACGGTCGAAAACCGCCTGCGCAAGGTTAGCGCGTCCATTGCATCCACCGGTGCCGCTCTCTCTGCTGTGGGTGCTGCTGGCGTGGCCGGCTTCCTGCCGATGATCAAGGCTGCCAGTGATTTCCAAGAGTCGCTGAACGTCTTTGGGAACGTCTTCAAAGACAACACGGCGGCGATGCGTGCGTGGACATCCGCGACAGCACAGGCTCTTGGCCGAAGCGAATCGCAGATCATTCAATTTACCAGCCGTACAGGTGCGCAGCTGCAGGGGTTCGGGTTCAACCAGCAGATGAGCACGGACATGAGCAAGGCGCTGTCCTCGCTCGCTGTCGACCTGGCATCGTTCTACAACACGGCCGACACAGACGCACTCGAGGCCATCCTGTCTGCATTTCGCGGAGAAGCTGATCCGATCGAGCGATACAACGTCAACGTCAAGGAAGCAGCAGTGAGCACAAAGCTGCTGCAGCAAGCCATCGACCCGAAGAACGCCACCGATGCCCAGAAGGCGTTTGCTAGATACTCGCTGATTCTCGAGCAGACCAAAATTGCCCAAGGCGACGTCGTCCGAACCGGCGATGGATTTGCCAACCAGCTGAAGCGCATGCAGGCTGCAGCCACGGAGGCGGCGATCGCGATAGGCAATCCACTGCAGGACGCTCTGGCCAGGGCGATGAAGTCGATTGGCGGGTTTACCGGATCTATCGTGCAGCTGATCAAAGACAATCCCAAGGTCGTGACCACCATGGCCATGATCGCAGTGGCTATCACGGCTGTCGGCGCTGCACTGGTAGGTGTGGCAGGGCTGTTCGCTGTTACCGGGATTGCTGTGCGTACGCTCCTAGCGCCGTTCAGTTTGATCAGCACGGCGATCGGTCTGCTGGTGCCACTTCTGTCGGCTCTCGCTTCGCCGATTGGGATCGCGGTGGCCGCGCTGGCATTGCTGGCGACCAGTGCTGCGCAGTACTTCGGCGGGCTGCAGCCTATCTTCAACTGGTTTCGGGGGCAGTTCGACGCGATCGTAACCACGGTGGGCAATGCGGTCACCGCAATCATGTCAGCGCTGGGTCGTGGCGATTTTGGCGCAGCGTTTGAGGTTGCTCTCGCAGGCATGGACGTGAGCTTTGCCAAGGGCATTGGCAGCATGAAGGTGGCGTGGTCGGGCTTCGCAGGCTATTTCCGCGAGACGTTCGCCAAAGCTGCCTACGCACTGCCAGTCATTCAGCTCGGCGTGTCGGCCCAATTGCAAAAGGGCTGGGCACGCATGACCGCTGCCATGAAGTCAGCGTACGTAGAGAACGTCAACAACGTAGCCAAGGACCAGAGCACCGCGCAGTTCGATAAGGCCGAAGCAAACCTCAAGCAGCTGCGGGACCAGGGCAAGCTGACGGCCGAAGATTTCAACTCACGCATGGCGTCCCTGCAGTCCGCGCGGCAGTCGGACATGAGCAACCTGGACAAGCAGGCTGCCGCAGATCAGGCCAAGATCGACAAGGAACGTATTAACGCGGTCAACCAGGTCAACACGGCCGCCAAGGCGGAATTAGACGCGCTCAAGACGCAGATGGACGCCGAGGTGTCTGCAATTCGCGGCGAGACCGACGGAGCAGCAGCGGCCGCGCAATCCAAACTGGACGCGGCCAAAAAGCGATACGAGGCAGCATTAAAAGCCGCTGGCGAAGAAGGAACGGCACCAGCTGACGCGGCACCGCCCGCACCAGGTGTAGAGGGTATCCCGAGCGCCGAGGAGCTTAAGGCTCAGATGGCACAACTGCAGGGTGCCGCACTCAACACTGAGCAGACCCGCCAGCGTACGCAGCAGGGACCGCTGGTGGGCGGCGAACGTGCCGGTCAGGTGTTCGGCGTCTCGCTTGAGGACATCAATCGCGAGCAGCTCAAGATCCAGCGTCAGCAGCTCAAGCAGTCGGAGAAAGAGCTGACGTACATGAAGAACATTATGACTCGACTTGCGCTGGAGTTCCAATAATGCCAGCAGTCTCGACCAAGTTTCGTTCGGTCAGCGGCGATCAGAACCAACGCCAGATTGGGTATATCGTGCGTGATGCGTCGTCGGACATCGACGCGCTTGACGCTCTCGAGCTAGCTGCGCCGCCTACCTACGATGGCCTGACACGTTCGGCAATCGCGATCGAGGAGCTGAAGTGGCCAAGCGACTGGGAGGCGACGGTCACCTATTCGCGAGCGGATCGCACACCGCCTGAAACCGGCAGTGTGGAGTTCTCCTTCGACATCGCGCTGGAATCCCAGCGGATCGTGCAGAGCAACAGCACGGTTTTTCGCTATGCCGTGCCGAACGGTTCTTTGACGGACTTCCAAAAGTCTATCAACGTAGACTCAAGTGGCGAACCGCAAGGCGTGGACGTGCGAGTGCCGACGTCGGCGTTCACGCTCAGCTACTACCCTACGGTGGCATTCGTGTCCACGGACTACCAGAAGGCGGTGCGCGATCTGTGCGGCAAGGTAAACAGCAGCACGTTTCGCGGGCACGCCGCTGGCGAGGTGATGTTCGTGGGCTGCTCCGGCAAGGCTCGCAACGCAACAGATTGGGAGCTGACCTACAGGTTTGAGGTGCGACCCAATCGCACCGGGATCACTATCGGCAACATCACGAACATTGCGGTGGACGGCTGGGATGTCCTCTGGGTCTATCGCGGCAAGGGAACTGACGGCACAAGCAATCGCTACATAGAAAAAGTATTGCAGGTCAATGTCGAGCGCGTGTACGAGCGGGCAAACTTCGCGACCGTGCTGGGGATCAGCTGATGACGATTCCGAGGGTCAATCGCGGCGAGGGCGTCGGCAAGTATCTGGCCGCCGAGACCTGGAATGCGTTCGTCGATGCGGCCAACTACCACAAGATGCGGTCCGAGCGCGGCGTGAACATTTTCGG